AGGTTGTTGTAAATAGGTTGTTTCTGAATAAGGTAATGTTATTATATCACCTGTTTTTTGATAGTTCGCAGCTGTTCTATCAGCAGCAACGATAGGTGTTAAATCATCATCTGTTTCTTCAAGTTCAACAACATCTTCAAAGAAAGGTGTTCGTGCTTCTCCTCTTTCTCTATCAATAGATAATTTGTAATCATTATTACCAACATCTCCAACATTGTGACCAGAGAAGTTGTCAACAACAAACCCATTTTTAAATCTATCAAATCCATTTACATCTTGTATTTGTAAACTTTGAGCATCAGCTTCTAATAACGATAACTGAGTATAGTATTCTATATTTTTAATTCTTTTTTCTAAACTACCAATATCTCTCATAGTATATCTACTATTATCTTCTTCATCAACTATAACATCATCTGTATTAAGAGTATAACTTGGAATTGTTAAAGTTGCTAATAGTAAATGACCATCTAAATTACCAGGTTCAATAGGATTAAGTGAAGAAGCTCCTCTTAACACTTTTAATTGACCCTCTCTTGTAACAAATATCTTATCAATTCTATTTAAATAATATTCAAAGTCTGTAGTTACATCTGAATTAAATTGTACAACGTCAACTGTTGAAGCACCTGTTCCATCAAAACTTCTATCTGATAAACCTGAATAGATTGTACTTGCGTCATCAACTCTTGGTCTAAAGTCTAAACAATCTCTTAATTCAAATCTATCACCTGTAGTATCTGAAGTATAACTTGGAATATTCTCGTAATTAATAACTCCTGAATATGAGTCTACGTCAAAATAATCACCAGAACCATGTGAGAAATAGTCAAAGTCAACCAGTAATTGTCCTGTGGGTCTAATTGCGCCTGGTTTTAATTTTAATCGTCCAATATCATAATAATTATCTCTTTGACCTGTATCTAAATCAAAACGATCTGTAATATCTGTATCACCTGAAGTTGCTGCTGAACCAAAACTACCTGACATATAAACGTTATTAATTTGATATACGTCAGCTTTACTTAAACCAATAACACCACTTTCAATTATTGTTTGTGATGAGATATTTACTGTAGAATTAGAGTTTAATGTTTTTGTTTTAGAACCAGCAACTGTTCTTTGTACCGTTGCTAAAATTTTAATTTTATGACCTTGAAAGTCTGCTCCAAAGTCTAATGTCAATGTTTTACCTGTTGGAGAACCTCCTAAAGTAAAGATCGTATCACCTTCGTGGTTATTACCTGATAGATTTAATACGTCACCAACTGCACCAGTTGTTCCAGCGCCTGTTGTCATTATAGATACTGTAAAATCATCATTTGCTAAAGAAGCAAATGTTTCGTTTGTACCAGCAGTAATTGTAGCGTCACCGTTTGATGATAATGTTGCTGTAAAATGTCTTCTTACATTAAAGTTTGTATCAGTAGCACCACCATTCGCTGTTGTTTTTAATGTCTTAACTGTTATATGAGGTAATTTAAAAATAGATATATTATTTTCTGGATTTGTAAGTTTAGCTCTTCTTACTGTTAAAACGGAAGCAGTCGTTACATCTGAACCACCTACATTTGCTGTTAATTCTAGTTCTGTTTGCGAAACAACATATTTAACAATACCAGTGACTGTGTTACCAGCATCATTTACAAAAGAAACTGAATCCCCTATTTTAATATCTTGTGTAAAGTTTGTGCCTTTACCTAACAAAGTCGCATCTGAATTTGCAATTGAAACATTACCTATGATATTTGTATTTGTTCCATATGTAGATGTTAAATCTGTATCAGCTGTGTATGTAGGAGAACCAGCCATACCAATTTGTTTTACTGCAGAAATATCTCTTGTTCTTACTCCTTTAAACCCTAACGTATCAGCTTGAATAGCTCCTGTAGCATTAGATGTTTGACCTGTAATTGTTTCACCTGCACTAAACGTACCCTCCGCATTTGATATTACTACAACCGTATGAGCAGCGGTAGGAGCAGAACTAAAGGCAGTTACGTTTTGAGATGTTGTTCCATCAGAACCATATAACTCAAAAGTATTCGTAGTTGCATTTCTTACTGTATAAACACCTTCAGTGTATGCACTACCATCTATGGAAAAAGAACCTCCAGTCAAAGTAATTTGTTGACCGTCTGTAAATCCGTGATTGTTCAAAGTCACAACACCAGGATCAGCAACTGAAATTGTAGTTACTGCTGCTGATTTATTTGCAGTTACATTTTGTACAACACCTGTAGCTGCTGAAGTTGCACCTGAAACGATTTCTCCTGTTGTAAACGAAGCTGATGTTGTTAAGTTTAAATGTGTAAACATTTCAATATCAAACAAATAATGTCTGTAGATTGAAGACGTATCATTAATATCATCAGTTTCTGTTGATGCTACATTTTCAAAACCTCGTGATTTAGCACGACCAATTTGTGGAACAGTAACTCCGACTGTGGATCGTTGAGTTCCTCTTACACTCGTTGCTGTATCATATAAATTAACTATCTTAAATGCCTCTACGTCACCAGAAACAAATCCAATATCTGGAGATCCATATACGTTTGTTACATTAAAGAAATTTTTAATATTAAATCTTGTTTTATGATTGTTTGCAGTTTCAAAATCTCTAGCTTTATCAACATCAACAAAAGTTGTTCCTAATCTTTCTGCTTCATATCCATTGACATATGCTTTAAAAGGAGATACACCAACCGCAAGTTTAGCAGCATCACCATCTTCAGCAGCTGTAAAGATACCTCTATTATTACCATCAATTAAATGTTCTCTTACATCAAAGTCTGGATTTTGTAAAACATAGTCACCTGATTCGTCAAAAGTTCTTCTAGCTAAAGTATCTTCTAATACAGCATATTCTGTATTTCTTACAATAGTTTCAATTGCTCCATCATTAACTCTAGCAATTTCATAAAAATTGTTATCTTCAGTTGATGTTAATTCTCTTTTTGTTAATGAAAGTAAAATCTTAAATCTATGAGCACCAGGTGCATTTGTATTTGATGAACCAGCAGCGTTATCATTTAAACTTGTGTCGTCATTTGGAGTTACAAATGATTCAGTAACCGAAAATCCTACTTTATATGATGGCGTATTTGTATATTTGTCAAGTATGATAGTAGATGTATCTATTTGTACAAAAAAACCGTTGATGTAATATACACCTGATTGAATACTAGCAGAAGAACCTGTCGCTGTAGTATCTACTACAGCTGATAGTGAAATACTATCACTATTTGTTCCAGTTATTGTTTCTCCATCAGTAAATACAACTGTTGTATTATCTGTTCCTGCTTTATTATATTTTACAAATAATGTATCAGGATCAGTACCATCTGTTGCTACTGTATTTACAATTTCTGCTGTAACACCTGAAGTACCACCAGTTAAAATTGTACCTGTTGTAAATTGTGCTAAAGTATTACCACTTCCTAGACTAGATAATTTAACAGCTGTGTATTCTGTATCAATAGATATTTGACCAGGAATTATCATTGCACCTTTTTTGAAAAGGTGATCGCCAACTCTTTCGATTTGGTTTTGTAAAATTGATTGTGACTGTGTTAACTCTCTCGCTTGAACTGCAAATGATGGTCTAAAAAGTATTCTATGAAACTTCTTCGACTCATTAAAGTCATCATAATATGGCGAGAGGTTAAAGTCAGTTGGACTTGGCATTTATTTCCCCTTAAAACTCAATAATTAATTTAACATTTTCCGTCTGGTCTGAAGCTCTTGTAATAGGTGATCTATTTTCAACATAAATTATATCACCAGTATCAGCATCTATCTCACCAGAATTGTAACCACTACTAAACGATACATTATCTACAGTTGTTGTAGAACTTGAAGGAGTTGCAGTCACCCCTGAAGATTGACCAGTAATTGTATTAGTACCTGAAAATGCAGTTAAATTACCATTACTGTCAACACCTTGATCGTTAAATCTTGTTTGTATATAATATAAAATATTGTTTGTACTATCCCATTCTACAACTTTACCGACAGCTCCTGTTGTTGTCTGATTGATTTCTTCATCAACTGTAAAGTTACCAGATGGAGACGTTACTAAAACTGCTTTTGTTCCTCTTAACGTTGTTGACGTTGCAGCTGATCCTCCACTATTTGGATCTTTAAGTAAACATACTCGTCTAAAATCATTTGCTGTTGTAAAGTCACCCGAGTTTGATGTTTCGTCAGCTTCAAAGTTTGTATTTAACATTACATAAAAACCACCTAACTCTTTGACTGCATTAAATCCGTGTCCACCTTTAGGTTCAATAATACAATCTATTTCTGCACCTGTTAATCCTGTAGCGCCAGCTGAAACAATATCAGCGTTTCGAATATATCCAAAAGTGTAACCTGAACCTGCGTTTGTTACTGTAACTCCTGTTACTGCACCACCAGCAACCGTGACAGATACAGTTCCTGAAGAACCATCACCTCTAATTGCAATACCTGTATGTGTTCCGTTTGTACCTCCTGTACCTGCTGATTTAATTTTGACGATATTAATTGCGCCATCAGTTGCAGCTGAAGATACTGTACTATCAGTTGACACGTGCATAAAATCAGTTGATAAAAAGTTTACTATTTCTGAAGCTGATAAAGAGTACATATATTTCCATTTGTACCCATCTCCAGTTGTAAGAATAGATGTTGATGTACCTGTTGGTTCTACAGTAGAATTGGCACCACTATTATTATCTAAACATTTATAAACATGATTGGCGCTAGATAAAACATAAAAAGTAGAATCCCATAAATTAGAAGCACCACTATCTGCTGTTTGAGTTGTCGTTGTACCTGTTATTCTATTTCCATAATCGTGTCTATAATAATCATAAACTGTACCTGTTGTCCAATTTCTTCTTGGTATAACATAGGATACATCAGAACCTGTTACTCTTTTAGCTGCAAGTAAATCATCAAAATAATAAAATTCGTCAGCAATTGAATCTACTGGAGATAAAGGTCCTGTATCAGTTCCTTCATTATCTGTTCTTAAATCACCTCTTGTTGACGTGGCATAGGGTTGTGGTCGACCAATACTCAAATAATAAACATCTGAAGAAAAACTATCTGTAAATTGTTCAGCGTTATTATGTCTAAATTTGTTTGTTATGATTGCTGGCATAATTTCCTCTTAATTTCTTTTATATTTATACAAGTTTTTAAAACTCTTTTATTACTATAACAGCCGACCCAGCTGGGGGCGAAGTAAAGGTTAATGTTGTTCCTGACACTGAATAATCTGTTGTTGGCACTTGAAAAGTACCATTGACAAATACAATTACACTATCAGTGGTTCCTGTACTTGCTAGTGTAAAAACTAGAGTAGAACCATCACCGGTAGCAGTTGTTGTAGTGGGTTTTAGAGCAATTGTATTATCTACAGCAACAGAAACTCCGTCACCAGATATAGTTGTGTCAATACCAGAACCACCTGTTATATTGAGTGATTCTCCTAATGATATAGTTGTTGTAGATGAACTATCATCAACAATCGTAATTCCCGAATTTGTTAACGCACTATTTGGAATATTTGAAACTGAAATAGAAACATTATCACCTGAAACTGTTGTGTCAACACCTGTACCACCTGTGATAGAAAGTGTTTCACCTAAAGATATTGTTGTTGATGTGGAACTGTCATCAACTACGGTAATACCTGAATTTGTTAAACCAATAGAAATACTATCGCCTGAAACTGTTGTGTCAACACCTGTACCACCTGTAATCGCTAAAGTTTCACCTAGTGAAATAGTTGCTGAAGTAGAACTATCGTCAACTATTGTAATATTTGAATTTGTAAGTGATGAGTTGGCAATATTTGTAAGTGTATTTGAAGAACCACTAATTGTTTTTGTTGTCAGTGTTTGAGATGCTGTTCTTAATACAACATCATCACTGGTAAGAGTTGTGCCATCGCCTAATAACGTATAAATCTCATCAAAGTTGTCATTGATTTTACTAGCTCCATCTCTTAGATTATCACCAGTTCCGTCATTTGCGACTGTTCCTCTATCTATTGCTTGTTTTGCCATTTATTTTTTTACCTTATTACTATATTTATATCTTATCCTTCATCAAATCTTAAAGTATTTGAGTCAAAAGTATCAACATTTGAGTCAAAAGTATCTATTTCATTTATACGTATAACTTCAGTTGGTATCGCAACAAAAGTTTTTAAGTTATCGTGGTCTGTATCAGAATAATCTTCTATTGTAAATCTTTCACCATTAAGTGAGTTATTTAATCCTATAATTCTATGTTCTGCCCAAGCAGCCATAGTCATAGCCTGAACTGACGGCGTTACTCCATAGCCTGGATTAGCAGTTTGAATAGCAGTATATGTATCTAATGTTTTACCACCACCATATAAATTATCAAACGGTTTATTGTAGATGTTTAATGACTTTAATCTTGGTCCACAATAAGCATATCCAAAATTATAATCTGTACCTCTAAAGTTAATTGGTATTTCTAATATTGGTAACTTAAGCAACATTTTGTGAACTAAAGTTAGGTCACGTGTATTTGGTGTAAAGTGTTCACTTGTTGAATCATCAAAATCTGGATCAACACCTTGTTCTGGATTAATACGTAATGTTGTACCATCGTCTTCTGTACCAAGTCTTCGACCAAAA